ATCTTTTCTTTACGCATGATCCTTTCTTTTTCTTTTTTATCAAGCGTATTCTGATAACCTTTTGGTGCTTTAAGACTAAAATCTAGTTTTTTAGGTTCGTTCTTCATTTCATGTGCCTATCGTAAGCATCTTCAATTGTTGTTCGTCTAGCAGTCTTAGCTGACTCTTTAAAGTCTTTTGCACTAGGTGCATCCTTTGAGCCTACTTTGTTCATCTTCTCGCCAGAACCTTTTGCTATCCGTTCTCTTTTTTGGTGAATATTGGAATAAAGTCCGTTTTTCATTAGCATCCCCATCTTTTTAAACTTGCTTTTGCTCGTGGTGCATCACCTTTTGCATGATCAACTACTCCTTGCATCCTTGCACAGAAACTATCGTGTCTACTTCCACTCTTTTGTGGTGCTTGTAAGTTGGCATTGTTTTTGCGATTATATGCCTCACGACCAGCTTTTGTCATACCTGCACCCTGTTCTGTAGGTAGATAATGCTTACCCTTTCCAGTTGTAGTCTTTGATATAGGCTTATCATGCTTATCTATTGCAGCCTCAATTTGTTCTCTACGACTAGGCATTTTCTTCTATATGCTTTGCATACGCATCTTCAAGAGTCTTTTTACGCTTACCTGTAGCTTTTTTTCTTTGCACAGATAATGCTATCGCCAATGCTTGTTTTTTAGGCTTACCTGACTCCATTTCTTTTTTGTAGTTTTCGCCTACAGCTTTAGAACTAGATGATTTTATAAGTGGCATATTAACCTTTAAACTTTAATAGGTAAATTGTCGTGTCGATCTCTTGAGCAATGTTATCAATTAATTGCACAATTTCAGAGTCTTTAGGTAGATCGTCTCTTGCATCTTTAACAAACTTCTGTAATGACTGTAGGTAACCTAAAGGTTCACCTCTAGGTAAGTGATAAGTGTCAGGAAACTTAGTTATTTGTCCGTAGCACCCAAAATATGCCTCAGCTAATGCATCTGTGTGGGTAATTATGTTCTCGTAGAAATGGCCAAGGGCTTTGTGTTGTGCGTACGATTTTGTTGTCCAATGCTGGAGATGGGTATTAGTCCCTGAATGTAGCAAAGTAACTAAGAAAAGTGCCATTTGTTCCATAAATACCCCCCTTTTTACTATTTTAACTCAATTTTTATCAATCCACAAATATCTTTATGTATTTCTATCGTTATTTTTGTAAAGCACCTATCATCAATCTCCAACGCTAAACACATACCATCTAGCCCACTTTTAATGCTTGCTAACATATTATCTAAGTCCATCCATCGTCTGTTCGGTTTGTAAAAGGTAATACTTAGCTCTGAGTAATCACCTTTTGGTATATTAGCCTCTTTTGTTGTCCAATAGCAAATATCTTTGTAAATAGCCTTCTTCTTAGCTTTTTCGTGATAATGACTACAGTTATTTGGATTTAATTCTTTCGGTGGCCAAGGTATTGTGATCATAATATAGCCAATGTCTTTTCTAATAATTCTTCTTCCGTTGTTGAGTACAACTCCTCAAATCCTTTTCTGCCAAGTCCATGCACTCCAGTATTACTACCTCGATGGTGAATTGGACATAAGCCAATCACATCTGCATCTTTTCGTCTGCCAGCTCTACGAATATGATGGATTTCAGTCGGTGTATCTTCAATCTTTAAAACAAATCGACATAAACTGCAACCTAGTCGTGCAATTTTGTCGTAATGTTGTCTCTGTGCTTTAGTCATTAGCTAGTTCTTGTGCAAAATCTTCTAATTTCTGTGCTTGATCTGTAATATCTACAGCTATTTGATACGCTGCAACATAATCCTGTTGATTGCAAGCCTCTGAATAGTTCTTAATCAAATGTTGCAATATTAAAAATAGATGATCTATCATAACATTCCTTTTCTTCTGTTAGCACTAAGTGTTTGAAATATCTCAATAATTCTTACTTCATGTTGCCTTTTGTTATCTAATATCTTAAATTGCTTGTATGTCTCTATCCATGCTTTGAGTGCATCATCGTATAAAACGCTGTCTAGGGCTTTTTCTTGTCTCTCTGCTACTGTCCCCTCAGATTGTAAAAATACATGAGCCTTGGCTTGTTTTATGGCTTCCTCAAGGTATTTAACCTGTCCTGATAGATTCGCATGATCTTCGTCTGAAGAAGATAGCATTTTAAGTGCAATTTCTACTCTGTTTTCGTTTAAGTTTTCAAGATTCATTTTTTTCCTTAAATATCATGCCATAATCATTATTTTGCTTTGGGATGTTTAAATTTTGTTTTTTAACTAAAAAATTCCTTTTAAACTTGGAGTAATCTACAAAATGGTGTGGCCTATTGAATCGTGTCACCATCATTGCAACATCGGGGTGCATTTCTTCTAACATCTTGGATTTAAGATAAGTCCCATCTTGATACAACTCATCGGTATTACCACCTTTCATCTTTTGCGTAGACATCTTGTCTTGTAGAAAAGCATTAAACGCAATAGTACACCAGCCTTCTTTTAAAACTCGTAAGCAAAGGTCTACATCCTCGTTAAATCGACCTCTCCACCGAAAAGGTATGTCATTTCTAATTAATAAACAAGAATAAACCTTAGTATTTAGGGTAAATGGAGGTCTATATTCGTTACTGTGCATGAAATTAGCGTAATTTGGCCCTGCTATTGCGATATTCTCGTAACGCAAAACAAAGTCCTCGCAAGCATAAAACATAGTGCCATCAAGACATTGGATTTTTTTGTTGTTGTTGGTTCTTCTAAAATGCTCGATATTGTCATCAAGTAACCAATGCCATTTGTGTCCATTAGCTATGGAATGATCCCAAGCAAAGTTTCTAGCAGGGCCACCACCTGTTTTACCACCATCATTCCAAAAGGCATCGTACTCATCCTTATATTTTTGAGGAAGTATTAGGATTTTTGATTTATCAATAATTTGAGCATACAACTCATACTCAGATTGTTCGACAATAATTTGATATGGCACATTCAATCTCTCTAATAAACGACTTGTAGGATTGATCTTGTACCTACCTTTGCTTAAAATGTAAACAGGAAATCGTGGGTTTACAGGTGTTTCACTTTTGTAATAAAAGTTACTTGGCCTTTCATTCAATGGAAACCATGCTTGTTTATCAAATTCCCCTTGGTTACCATCAAACATTTTTTGTTCGTCAAAGATATGTTTTCTAGCTTTTTCTTTAAATACCTCGTAATCTTCTTTAGTCCTAAACTTAAAGGTAGCAGTGTACATAGGCTTTATTTCTTTTTCCATTACATACTCTGGCATACCTACCCAATCATCCATCGGATCAAGAAGTATTCCATCGAATCCAAATAAATCATCAGTCATAGTCATCTCACATTAAACAAGGTTCATAAACAGGTTTTACAGGTTTGACATATACAAAAGTCCAACCATTACGAATAGCACAAATGTCTATCGCCTCTTGCTTAGTTCGTGTCATACGCATTAACTCGCCATCTTCGTTGTAAATCTTGTATTTCATTATTTATCCTTTGTAAGATTTATTTTTGATCATTTCATGTATTATTTTTAATTGCTCTTGCACAAACTCTTTATCTTGAGATATATAACTTGTTTCATATCCAATCTCATAATTAGGTTTAGATGGGATTCGTTCACCAGTCATACAAAGTTTTTTCACAGCTAATGCACTAGGAATAAAGGTATCATCCATAGAATAAATAGCCTGATCAAGTTTAGGTCTGTAAGTTAAATAAATACCAAGGACTTCTTTCCAAGTATCTCGAACAATCTCAAGATCGACTCCTTCCCAATGTCTGATAAAGGTTGCACCATAAATAGCACCCATTCTTGCAAATAAATAATCTAAACCCTCATCAGGATCACAAAAATCACTTTCCAAGTAATTTGACATCTTTATTACCTCCTATGATTCCTCTAGTTAAACCAGACATGACTGTGCTGTTTCTTTGCTCAACTGTCTTTTTCTCTTTAATCCACTCAGCCTTAAACCCTCTCCATCCGTTTTGGCAACAAAGAATCATTACCTGTTCAAGAGTTAAATTAGCTTTTTGTCCTTCTTTCGCTAAACCATTCATTGCAGTTTGAGTAACAGGTGCTTTTAATCCTTTCCTTAACTTACAAAAATCTTTAAAGACTTCATCACTAACACCTTCAGGTGTAATAGTATTTATATTGGTTAGTGGTTCTTGGTTTATGGTTAATGGTTTATGGTTAGTGGTTAAGGTTATTTGTGGGTTATTTTCAGAAACCATTTCGGTTATTGATGGGTTATCTAAGTTATTGATTTTCTTAGGTCTACCACCTAATTTACCCACTTCTCTATTTACTTCAGCCTTGCTATGATATTTTGAAATTTCAAGATCACAGCGTTGGTGATGCCATCCATCATCTTCTAAAACAAAAAATTCTTGTAAAACTTCCTTTACAATTACCACATTACCCTTGAGCCGTAACCTTCTCATAACCGATTCGGTTTCAAGTGGGATAGGCAATTCAGTATCGTAATAAAAGTTAATTAACTTAAAGTAAACAGCTTCTTCTTGTAACGATAAATGGCTTGTTGCTAAGTGCCAATCTGCAATATTAAATTTGTAATAGTGCATATCATTCCTTATTAAATACATCAGGTCTAAGCATTTCTCTAGTAACTCGGTTTTCTGATAGCCTCTCAATTTCCTTAATATACTTAAATGGGATATGAGTTTGACCCCATAGCACAACAGTATTGGGTCTTAGTTGTAAAGCCTCTGCCAAGTTTCTAAGTGAGCCAAATTCAATCTTTAATAAATCCATCGGTTTCATAATTATTTCCTTTCTTTCGTAGAATATACTATACTTAATGAATGTTTGCATATATTATTTGTATTAGGGAAATCCCCTATAAAAATATGTGAAAATATTTTAAAAAAGTATTGACTTGTGGTATTTATGTGTTTATAGTTAAGTCATGCATTAAATTAAACAATGAAACGAAAGGGAAATGAAGATGACATATAAATTAAATATCAAGCGTGATGTAGATGTACATGGTGGCAATTTTTTTGAAGAAGCTGATTACATTTTAAATACTCCATCAGGTTATCGAATCAATGACACAGACATTGTTCATGTTAGAGGTTTCGATTCAATGGCAGAAATAAAAGCCTTTGTAAAAGATGGCGGTGTTATTCCTTGTAATTGCCAAGAATGTGTAGGTAGCTAATATGAAAGACTACATATACGGCACTATCTTTACAGTCCTTATGAGCCTTACTTTGGCTCTTATCTATATCTACAAAACAGGAGGTTTCTAATGTCTACCTTATGGATTGACCCACTATCTGACGATGGACAAGAACTAATTGATGATCGTATCAATCAACTTATCAAGACTACTTATAAGCCAGCAGCAATGATTATGGAAGCTGTTTATGAATTTACAATGGCTGACCATGATAAAACTGTTGAATTTGTAAACGAAAACGATATGCTTGGCCTCGGTAATTTTATGTATTTAAAAGCCTACGACTTTGCATACTTATTAGCTACAAAACAAGCTGAGAAAGAATTTTTCAATGGAGAATTAAATGACTAAAACTAGGAAATATACTCGTGGTGACATGGCTTGCTATCAGATGTATCACGATTTAGATGAAGTGTTTGGTAGTCTTAATGTGCTTAGACATTATCTTGAGACTGCACAACCTATCAGTAGTCATGTAGCTAAAAACGCATTAAATGGCATTTTCACACAACTCATCCATGCACAAATGAACATGATGGATGAAGCTAACTTGGAGTATTAATATGAGCAAATACCTAGAATTACGCAAGATTAACATTAATGAGCATACAGAAAAAAAAGGTAAATTTACCTATTTATCGTGGGCATGGGCAGTAGATCAGCTATTACAACTAGACCCATTAGCTACTTGGACTTACGATCAACCAATGGCTTTTGGTGATACTTTGATGGTGTTTTGCACAGTTGAAGCCTTTGGTAAGAAGATGACTGCACAGTTACCAGTTATGAATAATCAAAATAAAGCTATGACTAACCCTGATAGTTTTTCAGTAAATACAGCTATGCAACGATGTCTGGCTAAGGCAATAGCATTACATGGTCTTGGTCTTTATATCTACGCTGGAGAGGATATACCAAGTGATTCTATTGATGAGGAAACACCTGATTTAACTGATCTTTGCACTAACTGGTGCGATATGATTAATGAGTGCTTAGATATGGATACGCTTAAAGCTGCTTATGGTCAAGCGTATAAAGAACTTAGCAAGGATAAGATAGCGATTGATCGTATTAGTAAGGCTAAAGACAAGCGTAAGGCAGAACTAATATGACAATAAGTGAGCAAATAGAGTCTTTATTATCCAAGCAAAAAGAAATAGACTATATCTTGGCAACAGAAACAATTAAAGAGTACCTAGTTACATGGCCTGAAAATGTCGATTCTAAGTTATGGAATCATCGTCTTGAATCTTTACTGAGGAAAATAGATGAAAAGTTTGAAAGAACACAGAAGTGATAACCACTTTACGCAAGAAGAAGTCGCTTATATCTTGCAAATACCACGATTTAAAGTAGAACAAATAGAAAGAATGGCACTTAGAA